TCTCGAAAAATCAGGGGCTTCGGAAGAGGATGAGGCGAAAGTGGTACATATTACCAGCCAAGTCAATAAGGGGTAGTAATGGTTCGAATAACGAATTTAAACCAAAGAACAGATAATAGGGAAGAGAATGTAAGATCTAATCCTAATCCTTCCGGTGGATTAACAGGTCCTAACCCTACCCAAAGTAATCCTTTTGCTCCAAACATGTGGCAACAGTCCTTTAAAAATAATCCCCCAAATGAAGGGTTTTATACGAAGGATATGTTTTTAGATTCAGAAGCTGACTATACTGAGCGTCAATTAAGTATGTTATCTGACTCTGGATATAATAACTTCTTTCCAGAAGGAAATAAACAGTTTGCACAAAAGTTTGCAATTGATTATGCGAGAAGTAATATTATTGGAAATAAAGTATCCGCAGAACAATTAAAAGAAATAACAGAGCAACCCGCAGCAAGTGCCAATGCTATAGTAGATCCTAATACAGCAGGTAAATTTCCTAGTAACGAGGTGAAAGTTTAATGGCAACAGGACAAGCTATGCGTTATGGTGGTCAAGTTTTAGGACCGGCTCTAGATGACCTTTTAAAAGCGGCTGGTTTAATAGGAACAAAGGCAACTCAAACTGGAATGAAAGCCATAAGAACAGGAGTTTTTGGAAAAAATAAAGTAACTCAAGTACCTGCTCTTCTTCGTGAGACAGTAAAAGGAGCACCTGGACCTATTCCTCAAGCTGTGGGTTCACTTGCCACATTAGCTACAGGTTATAAATTAGTCGAAGCTCCTTTACAGAGTGGAATGAATATGATTGGATCAATGATGGGTACAAATAAACAACAATCCAATTACAGCCAACCAATGAGTTCTGGTATGGAGAAGTTTTTATATGATCAAGAATTACAAAATTTAAAATTTCAAAACCAATTAGGTTTAATGTTAGCAAAAGCAGAAGCAACAAATCCCGGTGTGCAATATGCAAATATGGCTGAGGCAGAAAAAACTTTAAGTGAAGCAGGAGAGATTACAAACGCAGAGGTTTTACAGGTAGCACGTAGTATCTATGGAACTGGTCTACGTGTGTAGCTTCTAACATAGATAACTTCTATAATATAAAAAAAGATTAAAAAAAATGGTTAAAAAGTATCCAGATGGAACAACAGGAGTAGGACCTGTGGCTGATGGCGCTGAATACGCAAGACGAGTGAATCAAAGCAATAGGGGGTATGGTTCAAGATTTGTAGATAATTTTAAATCTGCATATCTTGATGCTTTTAAAAATCAATCAAAAGGTAGTAGTTCAGATGATGATGAAGAATCTAAAAATCCATTAATAACTAAAGTTGATAACTTCACCAGTACAGTAGCTCCAGGTTTGAGTATTTACAAAGAAGGTGGTCAGGCTATGGTTATTCCCGGACAACAAGGACAGGAAAGTTTCTTAGGCGGTTTAGCTAGAACAGCTGCTGGTGCTGCAGTCACTGCAGGTATTAGTTCACTCTGTGATGTAAGAGTAAAAGAAGATATTTCACCATTACAAACTACAGAAATAAATGATCAATTAGCAGAGTTCGCATTCTTTGTTAAAGATTTAAATGAGTGCAGTTGAGAAATTAAAGAAACTAAAACCTATACAGTTTCGTTATAAAAAAGAGTTAGATCCTTCTCAACCACTACGTGCAGGGTTCTCTGCACAACAGGTAAGAGAGGTTATTCCAGAGGCAGTTATAGAAGTAAATGGAGTTTTAATGTTAGACATGAATATTTTAAGAAGTTATGTAGAGACAGCAAAAAAAGAATTATTGGCAAAGAATACTTAATTTAAAATATTAACAACAAGTATTTAAGAATAAGATGGCACCAGTAGCACCATTACTAATGGCGGGGATGAAATATCTACCAGTTATAGGATCTGTAGTAGGAGCTATACCAGGTTTACGCAGAGGTAATTTAGGAGAAGCCGCTTTAGGAGCCGGATTAGGAGCTGCAACTGGAGGATTAGGAACAGGCGGTTTAATTACAAAAGGTGCAAGTGCTGCCGGAAGATTTGCAGGAGGACAAGGGATAAAACAATTAGCTAAAACTGGATTAGTGGGAGAATCACTTAGAAACAGAGCAATAGCTAATGTAATAGGTCAAAACGTAGCTACAGGAGCTGGTATTCTTGGTACAGCAAAACTTGCCGGAATGGCAGGTGATTTTGGATCTGGATCAGGAGGAAGAGCAGGAAGAGGTGGAGCTGGCTTAGTAGGATATAATGCAGTGACTGGTGAGCCTATGTATGGATCACCATTACCACCAGTATCAGGTTATGGTGTTGTACCTCCTATGGGTGATGCTCTTGATGTATTAAGTCCAACAGGTTTAGATGCAGGTAGAAGACTTAGAACTATAAAAGATGCTGAAGCACTAAGAGATGCTCAAAATATTATTCTCCCAACAGTCAGAAAGTATGCAGAGCAAGCTAAGAGAGATGAGTTTTCAAGAAGCATTGCTGCTAGAGGTATTGCACAAAACATTGCTACAAATGCAGCCTTAACACAGAACATGCAGCAAGCTACTCTAGGAATGGGCGCTACAGCTGCTCAACAAGCTGGTCAAGCTTTAACTGCTAGATTTAATTACTAATTATGTCTGAAGAAAAATCAGAAAAAAAAGAAAGAAAAAGTGTTTTAGAGCGTTTTAAAGACTTTAGAAAAAACTATCTTGGTTATAGTGATGACAAAGCCTCTACATTAGTAGAGGAAGTTAAAAGTGACAATCCTTATGGAAACATAGAAGATCTTTCACAGATATCTGAAGCTTTTGGTGGAGTAACTGAAATACCAGAAAAATTTAAGCCTATAAAGGGTTTAGATATTAAACAAGGAAGAAAAACTGGAGATAGGGCTGCTGTTCTTAATATTAATAAAAATTTAAAATTTAAAGGTTTAGGTAAGAATGAAGAGATTAGACAAATAGAATACAGTGGATTGGGAGGTAAAGATCCTCAATATGAGATAGTAAAAAAAGGTGCACCATATGCTGGTATACCAAGGGTTTTTGCCGGAACAATTGATCTTATTAGTGGCGACAGATTAGATTTAGATAGAAGGGGTAAAAAAGGTGATGAAAGAAGAATAGTTGACATATATGATCCTGAAAATTATTTAGTAAGTCCTGTACAAGCAAAGAAAATTGAGCGAGAACTAGAAAGTGCAGGAATAGAACCAACTAATAAATCTGACTCATTAGGAGATTTAGATAGCAATGTAGAAAAGCAACTAGAAGTCTTTAAAAAACTAGATAAGTATGAGACTGCCAAACGTGATAGAGAATCTATAAAATCAGCTGCATTTCAATTTGGTACTGAACCACTTAGACAGTATTTTCTTAACAGAGCAGGGCAGACAGCTCAAGATAGATTAATTAGAGGTTTATTCCAAATGGAAGCAACACCTTCTAATATTCAAAGAATAATGAAGTCAAAACAAGAACAACAAAACTTAGCTGCAGATGCTGAATACAGAAGAGCATTAGGTGTAGCTGCTCAACAGGATGCCGCTACAAGATTTGCCGGTCTTGGCATGCAGCGACAGTTCGGTTAACTAACGCTAAAATTTAATTACAACGGATTGATTTAATATGGGCGGACGTACTCCACCACCTCCACAGATAATATATCCACCAGCTCCACCACCTCCAGCTCCTACTACTCAGGTGCCTACGCAGGCGTTAGCTACTCAGACTGCACTTAATGAAGTAAGTGGTAAACAGCAACGTCTGAATATGGAATTAGGTGCTCAATTAGATAGAGCTAATAGAGAGTTCTTTACAACTCAAAATATTAGACAGGCTCAATCTTTTGGTGCAGAGGATAGACTTACAACTAAGACTACTGGTGAGGAAACTCGTGCAACAGCAAGAGTTACTGGTCAAGAGCGTCGAGCTGAAGTAGCAGAAACTGGACTTCAGTATAGAAGAGGTTTAGAAACTGCAGGTAAGGAAGATAGAGCACTAACTCGTGAAACAGGTAAGGAACAAAGAACAACCGACTTGCAAAGAGAGATGTTCCGTCGCTATAAAGAGAATAGAGATTTCGAACAGGCTCAGAGCCAATACAGGACATGAAGCAATGGATTCACACTTTAACTTCCAAAGATCGTGAATCCTTTCTTCAATTTTGTAAAAAAACAAGTTCTTCAATACAAATATATTTATTTTCCCGTTTTCTTGGTTTTCAAGGGACGATAGTTGAATGTAATGAATGGTCTGAAAAAGAATTTAAAAAACGTAATTTTAATCAAGTATTAGAATACGAGATAGATAACATGCAACAGGATATTCAAAAGTTGCGTGAGGCAATAGAAATGGGTCTTGTAAAACAAGATATGGGTGCGGCACGTATAGCAATGTTACAAAAAGAATTACGTGGTGCAATAAAGCAAATCGAAGATAAAAAAGTATTAATGGATAAACAAGGATTAATACTTGCGGGTGCTGACAGGGCTTTAAGAGAGATGTTAAGTATTTTTAGGGATGATCCTATAGAAGGACCTTTACAGGAAGCTTCAATGGGCGTATGGACAAAAATATTACAAGAAGAATCTTAGACATTAATACGCTATGCTACGTTCATGGCAGGTACAAGTATTTACAGTGTTTACAGACGCACAGCTCGTGCAGCTGCTAAACAACAAGTAGTAAAAAAAACTTCAAATATTGATATAAAAAGA